GAGGTAGACCTAATAAGCTTAGGTACTTTTGTAGTAGGATTTATTATAGGGCTTTTTTTAGCGGATATGTTTGTAAATATGTAAATAAATAATTAAATTTGATACTTATTAGGTGGTAGCTAATCGTAAAAATTATTAACTAATCCAGACCTTTAAGGAGCTATCCCATAGCTACCACTATTACGGCTCCTTTTAGGTTCTGGTATTATAATTAAAATTATGAGAGATAAATTAAATTACTTACAGTATTACAGGCATAATAACTACCATTTTCTAACTGGTTTATTTATGGTATTTGCTATTATCCTATGCCTACAGGACGACGTAGAGCACCTTACCCAGTTAATAGGCATAATAATACTGTCTTTAATAGCCTTAGTATTCATACCTGTAGCTACTTATATTAGCTGGAGAAGATACCTTAAAGTATGATAGAGACAGGAGCTATATTAATTACCATGTTCTTTGTAATATTTGCCACGGCTGTAATAGATGCCCAGCATATAGGTAAAAAGGAGTATATAGACGACCATACTAGCCGAGTGGTCCAGAGATTAGCTATTAATATAGGCTGGTTTTTTGTTGGCTGGCAGTTTGGCTTAATATTCGGTCTATTATTCTGGGCTTTATTCGATACTATATTAAACCTTTTAAGGGGCTTACCTTTCTTTTATAAGGGTACCACGGCTAAGATAGATAAGAAGCTAAGAAATAGCCCTTTTATATTGTATGGGTCCAAAGTATTAGCGTTAGTAATAATAATATTTCTACTTAGTTTATGAAGGTAATAATAACCCAGAATAGTAAAGGCTTTAAGTACTCCTACGAGAATAGCCAGAGTAATAAAGACGGGGTATATTATACGCATAGGGGAGTATTTAAGACCGAGAGACAAGCTATTGACGATATGAAGATATATTTAAAAGGCGGTAGATACGATAGCTATGTAGTAGAGAAGGTAAACGGCAAATTAATAACCATAGATTTAAGGAAATGAGTAACACAGGATTAAAAAGCGTAAGTAGAACTAATAAAAGAATGAATAAGAAGATACAGGAGGAGTCCCACGTAATTTGTACTAAGCTATCTAGGGACTTCTTTAACGAATGTAAGGACGAGGATATAGCCTTAACAGACGACCGTATGCCTGAGGTATTTGAGAAATATAATAAGAAGTGGAGGAGATGGGTAAGCACTAAGATAAGCAAGGATAGCGCAGATAAAACACAGGCTAACGACTTATTACAGCAGTACGTAATACAGTTTATAAGCTCAGCTACTAACCCAGAGACAGTTAAATAATGAATATAATAGCAGTTATAGAGGGTAATATACGCTCCTTATTAAACCTAAGGACTCCTATAATGGAGTATAGAGAAAAGAATTACTGTAGAAAATGTCCTATCTCTCACGTTAACGGGGTTTATACTGGGGTATGTAAGAGTAATAACGGAGGCTGTAACTGTAAGACGAGGGCTAAGACTAGCCAAATGGTAAGCAGTTGTCCTAAGGGCTTCTGGGGAGGTATGGACTTTGATAAAGATAAGTTTAATAGCTACCGAGAAGAGAGGGGCTTTAATTTATAACTAATTAATAGAAGATTATGGAGAAGAAAAGAAATATGGCAATGGGTGGAATTATTGTGCTGAGTATATTTTTTATTGCATTTATCTACCAGCAACCAGAAGAAGATGTTCCTTTAGCCTGTCTAATCTATATTGCAGGATTAGTTAATTTAATAAAAGAGTTTTAACCAAGATTAAAAACAAACAATAACTAAAAGAGATATTATGGAAGGAATAGATATTACAAATTGGGAGGAAAAGTTTATATGTAAGGTGATATATTCAACAGATGTTCAAGATTTATTAGACCAGTTACAAAATGATTGTAATTTCGTTTCTGTTCAGAGCGTAACACCCTTAACAACTAAAGTTCTTATTATCTTGAAGGTAACAAGGGAGCGAGAATTAAAAAAAGTTTAACCAAAAAGATTAGAAGATGAAACAAAAAGCGAAGGAAGTAAGAACGTCTGATTATGTTTGCTGGGATTGTGGGTTACCATATTTATCTGAAAAACAAAAGGATGAAAGTAGTGGCACAGCGGTTACTGCTCATAATGCTGAGTGTGGTTTATGTGGAGAGAATAAAACAGTAACCCATATTAGAGCGTGGAATTATTTAACACCTCATTAGTTATAGAGCCGAAATAAATAAATAGAAGATTATGGAAATAACACAAGACTTTGGATTTGGATTTTTTGCAATATGCGTAGGGCTATCAATGTTAATAGCGGTATGTTGCCTATGTTACAAAATGCTTAACGAACCACCCAAAAACTAAAACTTAAAAGAGATAACCAAATAAACTAAACAGATGGAAGCAAATGACATATCAAATTTTATACAAAAACATCATTTAGGTAATTTCAAAAAAGCAGATTGGAACGAACAATTAAAATGGTGTATTGATAAGATTGAGCAAATAGAATCCCTAACATCAGAAAGGGATGAACTAAAGAAAGAGAATGAGAACCAAGCAAAGGAGATTAATGATTTAAAACACGATAATGATGCTTATCATTCTGCATTTACAATGGACGAAGTTGAGTTATTAAAAGAAAACACCCAACTAAAAGAAGCAATTAAAAAATGGGTAACAGATAATAAAGAGTTGAGGGATAAGATAAAGGAGTTGGAGGCAGTAATTGACGTAGCTGAAGAACAGTATAATATTCGTATTAAATAATAAACCAATTAAATAAATAACTATGGAGTATAATAACGACTTTAGCCATGACTTAAGAGTAGGACAAATAGGAGAGACTTATTTAGCTACTCTATTAGAAGATAAAAAGATAGAGGTAAAGACAGACTATAAAGCCAGTATTACCCGTAACGTATTTATAGAGTATGAGAGCAGAAAAAAGCCCTCTGGAATAGCTACCACCTTAGCAGACTTTTACGCCTTTATAATAAGCAACGAGAATATAATACTAATAGCTACAGAAAGGCTTAAGGTAATATGCAGAAAATACATGAAAACTAACAGAAACGTAGTAGGGGGCGATATGAATACTAGCAGAGGTATTTTATTACCCTTAGAAGAGTTAATTAACCCAGTAGTATAATAAAGATATGACACCAAAGCAAACAGCAGAAGCCGTACAGAAAAGCGTAAGACAGGTACTAAGAAACGCTAATACTTTTAGAGACTTAGACTTAGAGATAACTAAAGCCAGCCTTAAATACGGCGTAAGCGTTAAGCACTTAAAGAACGTAATAGGAAATAATTAAGATATGGATAGCTTAGAGAAGGTATTAAACGATAGAATAAAAGAGCAGGCCAAAGAGATAAAAGAACTAAAGGCCCAGCTTAAAGAAGCTAATAAGGCAGTAAACCACTTTAAGAGCCATAGAGATAATATAATAG